CGCGACGGCAACTGTGCGAAATAATCGCCCGGCAGTTGTAACAGAGCTAGGAATTAAAAGTACGGTATATCAAAACTTACAAGGGCTATGTTCTTTCCCTGGGTTGCCATCGTCAGATGAAATTAATGAATACGACCAGGATAATATAACGGTTGCTACTGGAACGATTACAGCAACAGTTGCAAGGTCTTCTTGTTTTAGAATTTTTATCAGAAAGGCAGGGCTTAATGCAAGCGGCAATCCGCGTAATTTTAAAGCTTTCCCGCTGCGATTTGTCGTTGTAGGTCAAAGACCTGTCGCTCAGTACAACTTTATTAGGATTGAAAGTCCAAAGGGTTTAGGGCCAGAGGAGTTTGAATTTAAGATTGTACCTTTGCCTGGCTCTGAATTACGCGCACTTCCAGAAACTGCTGAGTTTATAAAACTTGCAGCAACTGTTCCTAATAACGATTCTGAAACAACTTTAGTCAACAGGCCAGCGAGCGTAGCAAACATTGATGGTGTATTTAACGTTATTGCTGCTGGGTCGGTAGTACAAAAGTCAGCAATAAAAGTGAATAAAGAATTTATGAGAAAGCCTAACTTTAATTTTACTGCTGCAGGTTTAGGGACTCCGTCGGTGGTCGAAAGGGAAAGTGTGCTCCCTGCGGACAGAAGTGGCACTGACAACCAAATTAATACAATTGAAGTTGTAAGAACTTTTTCGAACGAGGGTAACGCGACAGCGGGACGAATTGGAGCGATGACGTATGAAATTGCTGGCAACCCTGACAACAGTTCTGTTGGGGTAAATCAAACCACTACAGTCGTCACAAAAGAGTTTTTAGATGAGAATAACGATTTAGATTTTGCCATAGTGCGTTGGACATTAGTAAAAAGACGGTTGTCTGATGGACATTTCGCAAGAGTACACAACGGACAAGATACTGTTTGGACGCCCACAACCATCGAAGTGCTAGCCAGTTCAGGCAATTATTCTGTTGGCAGCGAGTTAAGAATAAAGCGCGGTATAACTGGAACCAATGTCGCAGGAGGTGACACCAGCGCCTATCAAGGCAGTAATCCGTTTAAAAACAATCCAGACACTGGTCATACTCTTCGCTGGTCTGGGCAAATTTATCGTGTGACATCTATAAGGACAGTTGAGGCAATACCAGGAAGAACAAACGGTTTTTACTACCAGTTGTTTGCCATTGATAATCACTTTGCAAGTAATTTGCCAGTTGGAACGGTTGACACGGTTTCGCAAACCTATACCGAAGGCAGTAAGAGCATTCGTATCCGCTATAGGTCAACAGTCAAACAGCTTCCAGACAACCACTGGTCAGGCGAAACAAAAGCCTGGACCGATCCAAGCATTGAGATAATTGAGGGAAATAGTACAACTTCAAACTGGGAAGTTAACGATAAATTTAGTGTTCGTTTAACTATTACAAACGACAATCCTTTCAAGACTGTTTATGGAGAGTCTGGCCTTAGATTTCAAATAGCTCAACGAAATGAGATTGTTGGGCAGAACACTGTAAAGGCAGATGTTATTTTTGAAGGCCAAAGCCAGTATGCAGACGTTAGTCATTACAGAAGCCTTGTTCAAAAGTCAAACGAAAGCGAGCCAGAGCATGAAGTTGTTTATGTGAACGAGATACTGCCTAACGATCCAAGCCCTACATACAACGATTTGACGATGGCCGGTCTTTCCTTGAAGGCCAGTCGCAATTTTACGCAGCTAGACCAATTACGAACTTGGATCGGCAGAGGGCTTCACGTAGAAAGACTGCATGAAGATCTAAATACTTACGAACCGAACGGTCAATCAACAGGTCCAAGCAATCTGCTGACGGACCTTGTGTTCTATTTGTTTACCGATCAGATGGGTGGAGCGGGAGGCTTAACCGGCATGACAGCGGCTAACCCAACCTTAATTGAAAAAGACAAGTTAAAAGAAACCTCGAAATTCTTGCAAAAGCAGAAGCTATTCTTTAACGGCGTAATTGGCGAAAACATTAACCTGCGTCAATTTGTAATGGATATGGCGCCAAACTTCTTATGCAACTTTGTTTTAGCCGATGGCAAGTTTGCCTTGTTGCCTGCTATCCCTCATGTCCCAGCTAGCGGTGAATTTGAGCTTGGGCCTATTACGATCAGTCAGTTCTTCACGGCTGGAAACATTCTTGAAGACTCGTTAAAGATTGAATATTTAAGTTCGGAAGAGCGCAGGCCGTTTAAGGCAAATGTCCGCTACAGGCAAGAAACCAAGAACAAGTTTCCAGAAGAAAAAGTTGTAGAAATAAAAGCTAAACGCACGGAAAGCTATGACGCATTACAAACATCTGCAAACATTGAAAGGGTGTCGCATGAACAATTTAACCTTACGCAATTCTGCACGTCAAAAGAACATGCGATAAAGGTTGGCAAATATTTTCTAGCCTTGCGTCAACTCGTTACCCATACGATTAGTTTTTCGACCACGGTTCACGGACTCGATCTACATGCTGGTGCGTTTATCAAAGTCTCTACGGAGTCCAGCCCATACAACCCTGCAAATAATGGAACGGTTAGTTCAACAGGCATAGTTACCAGCGTCAACCCGCTAAGTGATGGCCAGTACAATGTTTCTTATTACAAAACTAATTCAGAGGATGTGCAATCTGGATTTATGGGCGTAAGCGATGGAGTTGTTCAGGACGCAGCGTTTCATTCCTCAGTTTTTACCTTGGTCAATGCTGAGGTGTCTCAGAACGTTTATGTTGTTGAGCAACTGACGTTCTCTCAAGAGGGCACTGTAGACATCGTTGCATCAGAGCACCCTTGCAACGATGATGGAAGCAGTAAGCTCGCGCACATGATGCAAAGCGGGCAATTTGACATTAGCCCTGACGAAAACTTAAGCGACTAATGGCTTTCCCAACACTTGCCCCAACCAGCCGAGCTTTTGATCCTGGGGACTACCCGATCAAAACCTTTAAGTCGCAAAGCGGTGCCGAGACACGAATCCTGTACGGCAGCGAGCGTACCAACGTAAAACTGCAGCTGTCTTACGCCAATATCGGCGATGCGTCAGCAGAGCTGTTCCTTGACCACTTTGACGAGACAAAAGGCACCTTCAGCACTTTTGCGTTGCCTGACGGTTCATTGGGTGGTTGGAGCGGAAACACTGATGCCTTGCGCTCAGAACCAACAACAATTCCAACTGTGACACTTGCCGTGACAGTTGCAGCTTCTGGTGGCGGCAATAGGTATCGGATTGATGGCTCTTCAACAGACAACGAAACACTGACGCTGACTGAAGGCACTGTTTATTTATTTAGCCAATCTGACTCGTCAAATTCTGGCCACCCATTGCGCCTTAGTACAACAAGCGATGGCACTCATGGCAGCGGCGCTGAGTACACAACAGGCGTGACAACCTTTGGAACTGCTGGCAGTGCTGGAGCGTACACACGGATTAAAGTCGCTAAAGACGCTCCAACTTTGTATTACTACTGCGTTAATCACAGTGGCATGGGCGGTCAGATCAACACTCCTGCGGGCACTGTGTCATCTGAATCAGGAACAGCAGCAAAGTACAGGTACGAAAGTGCGCCACAGTTAACGCAGGTGCGGCCTGGGGTTAGCACTGTTACAGTGAATCTCATTGGCGTGATCTGATGGCAAAGGTCTATACCGGCAGAGATGGCGTCTTACAGGTCGCTGGTACGACTGTTGCCAAAGTGTCGAGTTTCTCGGTGCAAGCAAACCTTGAGACCTTAGAGACCACAACGCTTAATGAAAGCATCCGCAGTTACGTTCCAGGAATTGTTGGTTACACGGGCAGTTGCAGCCTGCTTTATTACAAAGACGACAACGGATCAATCAATACGACAAGCTTGCTAAGCGCATTGGTTAAGACTGGCTCTGATGGCGTTAGTAGTAGCGACACCGTTGATTTGACATTTCGTTGGGTTGATGGGGTAGATAACAACGACATCAAGATTAAGGCTTACGTTTCAAGCGCCACGATGGGTGCTGCAACTGCTGATTTGGTGCGTGCTGAGATTTCGTTTATTGGTACGGGAGAGCTGCTAGCCGCCACGATCTCATGAGTGTTTACCTTGGTACGTTTGGCAAAGTTGAACTGCAACGTCAGTTTGACGGCAGCGAACTCAACTCAACAATTAATACGGACGATGTAAACACTACGGCAAGACGCTTTAGTTTTGATTTTGAGCGCGGACAACTAATTACTGGCGATCAAATTGAAATAAAAAGCACTGACGGTAGTGCTCTTGACTTTATCAACGGTTACACAGATTCAAGTGCAAAAAGGTTTATTCACGTCAACGAGCTTGGCGGGATAAGGCTTTACAGCAGTTTTGCTGATGCTGTGAACGGCGGAAGAACGAACGCACTGGTGCTTGCAACCCCTGGCAATGCCATCCCAATTTCAGTAACTGTTGAAAACAATATTGCTCGTCTGTTAGCGCAAGTAAATAGTTACGAGCTTAATACCGAACGAGAGACTGTCGATACAACAACACTGTCTGATGATTTCAGGAGTCGCATTAGCACGTTGGTATCTGGCTCCGGCCGGATGTCTTGCTTTTGGGAATATACGGGCGACACCGTAAAAGAGCTGCCAAATTATTTAATTGAGCTTTCTTTGCGTACTAAAGTTGGCAGTCAATTCCATGCAAAATTTTATCTTAAAGCAAACGGTTACACCCCTGACGGGTCTGCGCTAAATCAAATCGACGATATTTTTTATGAGTTTGATGCTGTCATAACAGCATGTGCGGTGCAGTTCTCGCCAGATGCTGCAGTCCAAATCACAGCAGATTTCATTACGACTGGAGCGGTAGAGCTGAAAATAGATACGTTTGTCGGCGAAGCGGTCTTGCAGGAAGACGCCAGTGACATACTCTTAGATCAAGACGGTGCGGCTAAACTGCTGCTAGAGACCGACCTTTAAGCAGGGAGCTGACCACCAATGGCTGATTTAAAAATCAGTGAACTAGCAGCTCTGGCCGGGAACAACCTGGCTACTGCTGACTTGGTTGCTGTTGTTGACAACAGTGCAAGTGAAACCAAGAAGCTAACGATTGGCGATTTGGTTGCTAATGGCGTCACGCTGATTGCTGACGACACCATTCCAGGTGCAAAGATCTTGTTTGCTGCTGGCGGTATTGCCACAGCTGATATTGCAGACGCTGGAATCACTACAGCCAAGGTCGCTGATGACGGTATTACAGCCGCAAAGCTTGCTGATGAATCCACTGTTGACCTAGTTACAACGCTGCCCAGCTCTGGAGCGTTTACTGGTCAGCTTGCTCTAGACACTGACGACAATTCGCTTTACTGCTGGAACGGGTCGGCGTGGCTCAGTCTTAAGGCGTCTGGCTCTGTCAATACTGTTAGTGGCAGCACGGTTGGCCTGGTTGACATTGTTGTCACCACCACTGGCTCAAACGTTTCTATTGCTGCAACTCAGAATGACACTGATGCAGCGAACAAGTTTTTAGCAGGCCCAACCAGTGCTGGTGGAGCGGTTGCTTACAGAGTTATTGACGGCAGTGATATTCCTGTTGCAACGACAAGCGCCAAGGGCGGTGTGATTGTCAATGGTGAAGGACTCCGCATGGACTCCAACACGATTGAAGTTGATAACGACGTATCAGCTAGCGCCACACATCATGTGGTGACGTATAGCGCCAAGGGTTTAATTACTGGCGGTCGTGCCATTACATCAGCAGACATCCCAGCTGCTACGAGTAGTGCCAAGGGTGGTGTTATCCCTGGATCGGGACTTGCTGTTGACGGCAGTGGCAACCTGAACCACAGCAATACTGTTGCGGCTGGGACTTACACCAAGGTTACGGTTGACGGTCAGGGGCATGTCAGTGCTGGCGACACTCTGGTTGAAGCGGACATTCCAAACATTTCAGCAGCAAAGCTGACTAGCGGAACAATTGGCAGTGCAATTATTGCAACTGATGCTGTTACTGCAGAAAAATTAGCAGATCAATCTGTTACTAAGTTTGGTGGTGCGGGTGCAACCGATAACGTCGTTACGTTCCCGGCTGGTGATTACAAAGGTCAGTTTTTCTTTGATGAGAAAAACGA